TGCGGTTAAAGCAAATGATTATTATAATCAAAATCACGGTCGACATACGTTATACATTTCGACAGACGGCTTTGTAGGAACTATTTCAGTAGAAGCAACTATTTCGACTGATCCCAATGATGATGATTGGGTAGAAGTTGATTTCTTATATGATGGTATATCTATTATTACCAACAACGATACTTTCACTTATACCGGCAACTTTGTTTGGATGCGAGTTAAATTAACTCACTGGACAGCCGGCACAATAAATTCTATCACATTGTCAGATTAATAATTAATTGTATGGAAATACATAAAATAGTAACTTTTGGTTGCTCGTGGACGTACGGCGACGAATTAGGCAATGATGAGTATCGTAATAAGCATGTATGGGGTAATCTAATTGCTAACCATAATGGTTGGGAATTTGAAAATCATGGGTTTCCTGGTGCCAGTTTAAAATCTATTAGAGATAGTATCATTTGGTATGTTACAAACAACGATGTTTCAGACACGCTATTTGTTGTTGGGTTAACATCACCAGAAAGACAAAGTTGGTTTAATAATAATCACGAATGTGCCGACGATGATCCACCATGGATGCAACATATACATTCGATTTGGATGATTGATAACGAAAAAGAATATTCGGAACTTTGGCAAAGTGCATTAAAATCATTTATCATTGATCAACAATGTAGAAATTGGGTTGTTAATAATTTCAATGAAACTGTATTATTAATCGACGGTATTTCTAAAATATATAATGTTCCTATTATTCAAGTTAATATGTTTGACGAAGTATTAGAAGGTGTCGCACCAGAATCACTGTATATGCCAGGATATAATTTTGGCGAACTATTAGACGATACCAAACAAGATGTATGGAAACCGGGCGGACACCCTAACGAATTAGGTCACCAAATTATAGCTAACAAGTTGATTTCTTATATAGATTCTGCTATACTTACTAAGTGATTGACATACAGAATTATATACAAGGCAAACGAAAGAAAACATCATCCGGCTGGATAAGTTTCAATGCTCCGTGTTGCATACATCGTGGCGAAACCCAAGATAGGCGTCAACGTGGTGGGTTGAAGTATAGTTCTGACACTGACTGGAGTTACCATTGTTTTAACTGTGGCTATACCGCTGGTTTTAAATTAGGATATCCTGTAGGCATTAAGGCTAAGAACTTAATGAAATGGATGGGTGTTCCTGAAATCGAAATACAACGGTTAAACATCGAAAGTCTTAAAAATAAAAGTATTGACGTAATTTTAGATGAACGCAAAGTAGAAACGAAAGTAGACTTTGCAGATGTTGGTATACCAGGTCATATACGCCCAATGGATCCTCGCGATAGTTTATTAGAAACATATCTTTGGTCGCGTGGTATTAATCCTAAAAGTTATCCTTTTATGGTAGATGAAGATCAGAAACGGAAAGGTATTGTAATTCCATATACCTATCAAGATAAAATTGTTGGGCGCACTACTAGATTTTTAGATGATCGCAAACCAAAATACTTAAATGAACAACCACAAGGTTATGTATTTGGTGTAGACTTACAGCAAGAAGATTGGCAGATTGCTATTGTGTGCGAAGGTGTATTTGATGCTATTAGTATTAACGGACTTGCAGTGTTGCACAATGATATAAATGATAAACAAGCTGCATTAATACGATCTTTGCATAAAGAAGTTATAGTAGTTCCGGATATGGATAAGGCCGGAATAACATTAATAGATAAAGCAGTTAAGTTAGGGTTTAGTGTTAGTATTCCAAATTGGGATGATGACGTAAAAGATATAAATGATGCTGTACAAAAGTATGGTAAACTTGCTACAATAGTAAGTATTATCAAGAGCAAAACAACAAACAAAATAAAAATTAGAATGGCTCGCGATAAGATTAAGAAAAGGCATAAAGAAATTGTTAAGTGAATATTCAATAGATATACAAAAACTATTTTTAGAAATGATGTTAGAAGATGCTCAGAGTTTTGTGCGTGTTCAAAATATTTTTAATCCGGATAATTTTGATGCAACCCTTAAAGAAGCCGCAGCGTTCATTGGCGAGTACAGTGACAAGTATAACACCATGCCAGAACGTGATCAAGTTAATGCTGCATTAGGGTTGTCTTTAAGAGAAGTTCCAGATTTAACAGCAGATCATCAAGATTGGTTTTTAGAAGAATTTGAAGGCTTTACAAGACGCAAGGAATTAGAACGTGCTATTGTACAATCTTATGACTTATTAGAAAAGGGCGATTACGATCCAGTTGAAAAATTAGTTAAGGATGCAGTACAAATATCATTACATAAAGATATGGGTACTGATTACTTCGACGATCCACGATCGAGATTGGAAGCAATTAAATCTAATAATGGACAGTTAAGCACAGGATGGGCAAATTTAGATAGAGCATTATACGGTGGCTTCAATAGAGGTGAACTACAAATTTTTGCTGGTGGTTCAGGCTCGGGTAAATCATTATTCATGCAGAACCTATCTGTTAACTGGATACAACAAGGTCTCAATGGAGTCTTTGTTACATTAGAACTTAGTGAAGATCTATGTAGTATGCGTTTAGATAGTATGATGACAAACACATCATCTAAAGAAGTGTTTAAGCAGTTAGATGATGTTGAGATGAAAGTCAAGCTAATGCAGAAGAAGTCAGGTAAGTTCCGCATTAAGTATATGCCAGCACAGTCTACAGTAAATGACATTCGTTCGTATGTTAAAGAGTTACAAATACAAACAGGCATGAATGTAGACTTTATATGCATTGACTACCTTGACTTGTTAATGCCAGTAAGTGTTAAAGTTAATCCAAGTGATGTATTCATTAAAGACAAATATGTATCAGAAGAGATTCGTAACCTAGCGAAAGAATTAAATGTTATTATGGTAACAGCTTCGCAGCTTAACCGTTCGGCTGTAGAAGAAATTGAATTCGATCATAGTCATATATCAGGTGGTATCTCTAAGATTAATACAGCGGATAACGTATTTGGTATCTTTACTAGTAGAGCAATGCGTGAACGTGGACGTTATCAAATACAGTTAATGAAAACACGTTCTAGTTCTGGTGTAGGTAGTAAAGTAGATTTAGAGTTTGATCGCGAAACATTAAGAATTACTAACTGCGATGAAGTACCAGACAGTAATATGCCAGGAGGTAGTAGTATAATGAATAACATTAAAACAACTTCTACAGTCGGCGAAAGTAGTGTAAGTGACACAATGTCGGAGCCTGCAGACAGTGGTAAAATTGTTGCAGACGTACAAGGTTCAAAGTTAAATAGTTTGCTTAATAAAATTAAGACTAGTTAAATAAATACAGTATTAAAGAGATTTCTAACCATGCAGAAAAAGACCCGTAGTATATTAGAAGAACTTGAAAGTATGCACGTTGAACGTGATACAAGATACCTAATAGAAAGTCGTGCCAGTAACATCATTGACAGTGCAATTCGATTAATGGAATACATTGAAAGGAATTACACAAACGAAGAAGCAGAAAATCTAAACAGAAAGTTACTCAATGCAATGCGTACAAGAGATCCGCGTAAATTCCAACGCAGCCTTAAAAGAACGGACGACCGATGAGAGACTTATTAGATAAATTAAATGCTCCTGTATTAAAAGAAGGCGGCAATGTTTTTAAGGATGCAAACAAGCAACCTGTAACAACAAGAATTCCTAAAGACAAAATTGCTCCTAGTTTAGCATTTGTTGAAAAGATCTTAGGTTTTAAACTAGATCAATGGCTAGGTACCACTGGCAAAAAAGATACCTCGGGTGATATTGATGTTAGTGTAGATGCTAACCAGCACGATAAAAAAGAAATTGCTACACGGTTAAAGCAATGGGCAAAGGATAACGGTTATAAGCCAGGCGAATGGGTTAAGTTAAGTGGAGATAATGTACACTTTAAATTACCTATTGCAGGCACCAATGAATTTGCACAGTTAGATTTAATGTTTGGCAATCCAGTATTCCAACAATGGAGTATGCGTGGAGAGCCAGGCGAATGGAAAGGTGTGCATAGACATATTATTAGTGCAAGCATAGCAAAAGCACAAGGCCTTAAATGGAGTTATAAAGGTGGATTAACAGATCGTAATGATCCTAATAAAGGAACACAAGATCCACAAGAAATTGTTCAAACACTTACACCGGGTTACAGTGGTGATCCGATGGATTGGCACATTGATGATATTTTTCGTTGGGCAGAACAAAAGTACGGAAACAATCCAGAAACATTACAACAGTTATTTGGCGAAGCAGACGCTACATTACAAGCATATCATAGCAAGTCTATTCCGTTATTACATCAAGATCAAGATGTAAATGAAAATGCAATTGATGACATCAACTTCTTAGCTAAGTTAAGAGATCGTATTGTTAATCAAGGCATGCAAATGATTATAGAGGGGGTGAGAATTGAACATCCAGAAGACTTACCTATCGAAATGGGATCACAAGGTCTCAAGCAAGCAATTAATAGTTTATCGAATATTGCTAAGTCTAGCGATCATATTACTATTAAGTGGGATGGTATACCTGCTATTATATTTGGTCGTAAACCTAGTGGTGAATTCGTTCTTACTGATAAATCTGGATTTTTAGCAAAGGGCTATGATGGCAAAGCCACAAGTCCGGAAATGCTTGCACAAATAATGAATAATAGAAAAGGTGGTGGGCGTGAAGAACTTATTAAGATTTATCAAACTTTATGGCCGTTGCTTGAGGCGTCAGTGCCGCCAGGATTCAACGGATACATTATGGGTGACTTGTTATATGCTAGTCGCCCCGATATTAGTAATGGTAGTTATATTTTTACCCCTAATACTGTTACTTACGAAGTAGATGCTACTTCAGATATAGGTAAAGCAATAGGCAAGTCAGAAGCCGCAGTTGCTATACATACCTATGTAGACCAAGAAGGTGGAAAAACGCCACTGAAACATGCACCAGAAGTATTACAACATAGTCCAGGTGTATTGTTCTTAGATCCGTATTTTGACGAGTCACCTAAACTTAATATATCGCCAGAAGATAAGAAAAAGTTACAAGGTATTTCTGCGTTAGCAGCAGATGTTGATAGTTTTATTAATCCTGCTGAATTTAAACGATTGAAAATGTCTAATTTACCTGCATTAATTAAAAAGTATATTAATGCCAAAGTTACTGCTGGTAGCTTCGATAACTTAGGTAATGACTTTATCGAATGGTTACAAACAAGCAAAGAATCAGCACCCAAGATACAACGTATTACAGATTATATAATGGCCAATAAGAAAGGCTTCTGGGCTGTATTAGATGCATTTATTAATTTAGGTGAAGTTAAAACAAACATCATTAACCAGTTAGATCAACAAACAGGATCAGTTAGAGCTCACATTAATGGCGCACACGGCCATGAAGGATATGTAGCAGATACAGAACACGGTCCTATTAAATTTGTTGACAGAATGCGCTTTAGTCAAGCTAATTTTAATAAACAAAGATAATGCTAGTTCATCTAGAGAATTATCTAATCCATCACGAAGCCAATCTGTTATTTAAAACAATACAAAAAACAGGTTCAACTTATTATGAAAACTTGTTACAGTATAACGGGTTTGAATATTTCAGAGAAGGCTCAGTGGAAGTCAGTAATTATCATATGGTTGCTTTTATAATGGATCCAAAAAGGAGATATTATAAAGCATTGGCTGAAGATTTTCAAACAATGTATGAAGAATATCCTAAAGAAGTTATAAGGGTTTTAACACATAAAGACTCACTGATAATATCAGACCACTGCGAAGCTGTAACGGTCAATGATATTCCTTTAGAATTAACTCCTGACATTGATTGGATTCCGTTTGATAAAAACAGTATAAAATACTTAAATAAGATATTTGAATATTATAAGCTATCATTGAACACAGATTTTGATGTAGATATCAATGAATCGTCTACATTACAAAAAGAATTGTATAATAAAATTAAAGATGCTGATACTTGGAGAGGATGGATATTAAGATATTATCATAATGATAATATTTTATATGATAATATATCAAGAACCTTTACAAAGATTGATGACGTATCAGAAGAACACTGGAATGACTTAACATGGAAAGATATAAGTTGGTGGAAATCAACGTTTGATTCTAAATCTAATCAAGTACCAGCTAATAGATTAAACCAAAAACTTGGTTTATAAAACTTCGAAAATTTTCTCTTTTGTATAAATAAAAGTAAGACAAGAACATAATGTTCTGTTTAATTAATTTTAGGAGATTTTAATCATGGCTGGCGTAACAAAAGTCAATCCAGTTACCGTATACGGTGACTTTGAACAAGTAGGTAAAGATATCACTTTCTTCACAGTATCTGTAGATGCTTCAGGCTCAACAGGTCCAGAAGGTGCATTACAAGCATTATACTCAGGTATCCAATCAATTTCAACAATTATCGCAGCAGGCGTTCCAGGTGCTAACATGGCATTCGGCGTTGAAGGCGAAATTGGTCAAGCTGAATTAGAAGCAGCAGTACAAGCTATCGGCACAGTCGATGCAGTTGACTTCTCAGCAGCTACAGTAACAGTTGGTACTTTAGCAGTAGCTTAATTTTTACTTAAGACTATAAAAGAAAAAGCCTCGTTTTATACGGGGCTTTTTTATGACCGATAAGTACATACATTATGGAAAAGCATATATATGAATCACCAGATGGTGGATTAACAGTTTATAAACGCTGGCCAGGACAATCAATTAAACAACGAGTTCAAATCCAATTTGATTTTGGCGACGGTTGGAGTGAGTTTTTACATGGTAAGAACTGGGATACCATGGCAGAAGAATTTCCTGCAATAAAAGAAAAATTAGAAGAATTAAAGGTAATAGTAGAACTATGCAAAAAATAAAAGTCAGCACATATTTTGACATTACTCCAACAGGAATAGTACATACATTTAGACCAGCTGCATTACCAATAAAACGTAAAGGCTTTACAATAACAAATGATATTGAGTGGTACCATAGACGTAGACAACAAGCTAATTGGGAAACTATATTTCAAATTGTAATGATGAGAATTCAGCCAGAAACAATAACAGAACCCAAGATGAAAGAAGTTGATGGTAAAAAAGTTTGGAGTTTTGTTTTTAAGAATGAATTAGAATCGACATACGTTGATCCAGCATCAGCAGATCCGTTATATATCTTAAAACAGGATACCGAAGGTGTTCCAATGATTCCAGAGTTAGAAGCGTCGGAACAGTTAGAACCATATTTACAAGTAAATACAAATATATTTTTCGAGTTACTAGATGATTAATTTGAGCCAATTTAAAATAAAAGTTAAAAACTTATTTTCAAATGAGAAGTTACCTCCGGTCCTTAAAGAGGATAATGTATATTATGTTTTTGACAAATATAAAATAGTTAAAGAACAAGGTCGTTTTGCATTATATCGCAGCGAGACCTTTGTTAATTATGTCAATAAGAGTAGTACAGCAATGTCGTGGTGCTTGGCTAATAAATCGCAAAATTGGCAATTAGCACATGATCTAATTTATTATGATAACCAAATCGAATCGAAAAAATTTGATATGGATATTCATAAACAAATGGCAAAAAAAGTAGACAATGACGATGATAGAAACCTACATTATGACCTATATGTAGAATCATTGAATAGGCTAAAGCAGTTTGAGAGGAATCTTCAGAAATCTGTAAATTTGGCTAAATATAATAAAATTAAGGATTTTCAGAATGAATCTAACAGAATTATCACCTAGTATGAATTCAAAAACATTATCAGAATCATACTCAAAGCAATTTGGAAACTCGATTGATGCATCAACATTATCGATCGACGAAGCTCAACGTATGTTATCACAGACACGTGGTAAGATAGTTGAATTTAAACAATCATCAAAAGCGCACACAAGAGAAAACAATCCAGTTTTCTTAAAGTTAATGATGATGGAACAGGCATTGGCTGCCCGTGTTAATGAAACAGAAGAGAACACTATGAACATTAAAAACATCACACAAAATAAAAAATCTGCTTTTGTTAATGCTGTGAAAGAGGCAGCAAAAGGCAAAACAGTTGACACAGCATCTTTACGTTCAATGGGCGTAACAGAATCATTATTAAGTATTGTAGAATCACAAGACTCGGCAGTAGCTTTCATGAAAGGCTTAGTTGAGAAAAAGAAATGCAACGAAAACAAAACACGTTTACAAGAAGGCGAAGTTGACCAAGCACAGGTTGTATTGGCAGCACAAGACATGGTAGACCAAGTACAAAAAATGATCGAAAACATGTCAGACCTTAAAGTAAAAGAATTACCAGCGTTAGCTGATGGTATCCGTGGTCAAATGGGTACAGACCAATCAACTCAATTCCAAACAGCAGCAGGCTCAGCATTAGATAGCTTAGTTGCTGCATTAAGTACAGCAAAAGAAGAGCTCAATTCTGCAACAGGTATTTTAACTGGTGAAGAACTATCAGTTCCGGGCGAAGAAGGCATGGATGACATGGGTATGGATATGGGTATGGACGCTGAGTTAGATGCAGCTCCTACTGATGACATGGCTATGGATGCAGGCTTAGATGCAGAAATGGATGCCTTGGATGCTCCAGAAGGTGACTTAGGTAGAGACCGTATCTAATGTCTGAGATTAAAAAACTCTTAGAAAGTTTAGATGCTATTGACGCAGTAGCACCAACAGAACCATTAAAAGAAGCGGGCATCGACGAAATCGAAGAATTCGAAGAATTAATGGGCGAAATTAGACAATTAATAGATCAAGCATATGGTTTATTACCGCGTGGTGGTATTGAACAACGTAGAGCAGAAAGCTATTGGTACAACACAATGAAAGGTTGTATTGATGGTCAAGCCACAATGCATAGCATGGCTGACTCATTACAAGAATTAAGTGATGCATCCGATGAAGATCCGTATGATGCTGATCATAGTAACGGTGACTGGGTTACAGATAAGAACGCAGATGAGCGTTACGGCCCACAAGGGTAATGAGATTACAAGACATCATACATGAGACCGAAGAAGAAGAATTGGCTGCAATCAGTCAGTTCTTCAAAGGTCGCGCGGATGACGAAGGTATAGCAGGTACCTTATCAACAGATGCTTTTGCTAACATAGCAAACAAATTAGGTTTAAGTGTCGACGCAGAAAAACTTCAACAAATGGTCCAACAAGGCCAAATTGATAATATAGCAGATGTTAACAATGACGAAGTTAAATTTGATTCAGACGAAAAAATTGGTCCAGAAATGATGGGCAGAGATAAAGCTGAAGTAGTTGTTCAGCAAGCAGCAAAACGAGCAGCCGCAAAACGTAAAAAGTAGACAAACTATAGATTTTTTGCTATAGTTACTAAATGCTTACAAATAAATTCAATTACAAACCAATTCCCCGAGAACAAGTAAACGGCAAAAGATTATATGCAACACCGTTAGGTGATAAAGTAGCATCAGTTACTACCATTCTAGATAAAACCAAACCAGAAGAAGCTAAAAAAGCTCTGCAAGAATGGCGAAAACGTGTAGGTCCTGCTAAAGCACAACAAATCACAACAGAAGCTGCGAACCGCGGCACACGAATGCATACCTATTTGGAAAAGTATATTATAAATGATGAATTTCCACCTCGTGGCACAAATCCATTTAGTTGGCCGTCACATGATATGGCACAGGTCGTAGTTCAAGAAGGGTTAAACAAAGTAGATGAATATTGGGGTACAGAAGTTCCATTATACTTTCCAAAAGTGTATGCAGGTACCACAGACTTAGTTGGTGTACATGATGGTGATGAAGCTATAATGGATTTTAAGCAAGCAAACAAACCAAAGAAGATAGAATGGATTGAAGATTATTTTATACAGTTAACAGCATATGGCGAAGCACATAACGAGATATATGGCACTAACATTAAGAAAGGTGTTGTTATGATGTGTGTACGTCCTACAGAAAAAGCCCCAGGTGTTTACAGTGAACCACCGAAGTATATGGAGTGGATATTAGAAGGTGATGACTGGGAACGCTGGCGCAAAAAATGGTGGGAAAGAGTGGAGGAGTTCTATCTGCTCGATAAATAGTTTTAATATGAAACTATTTATGTCAGCCGTGTTAGCAGTATTCCTAGTAGGTTGCGGCGCCTTACCTCAAAAGTACGATAACAATGAGTACGAAATGCTTGTTCGTTTTGCAGTTAAAACAGAAATGTTAAAAGAAAGCTGTGACAATCCAGAGCAAGTTCAATTATTACTTTCTGACTTAACTTATGAATCTCGTGTTATTGATTTATATGCAGAGCACACACCAGCAAATGCTGAAGTAGCAACAGTTACTAAGATTTTAGCAGACGACATTAAACAATTCAAAGCAGCTTTGGCCCGCACAAAAACTGGACATAGTCGAATCTATTGTAAACGCAAAGCAGATATAATTTACAAGAAAGTAGATGAAGTAATTAAAACAGTACCTAAGAAATTAAGATAATGGATATTAAAGAATTTTTACACGACGAAGATCATTACGTTTCAGAAGTAGCACACGAAGTTGAAGGCATTATGTATGATTTCGAAACTGGTGCTATCGACGAAGAAATGAGAAATGAGTTACTTACAGATTGCTTAGAATTAGCTAAAACAAAATCTGAAATGGACTCACTCGAAACCAAAACTAAGATTGCTAACTTTATTGCTATTGTTGAAAAGCTCACCGGCTTAGTATAAATACAGTATTAATAATCAAAAAGGGTTAGCATGGCAATAGTACAAATCTCACGAATCACGCACCGTAAAGGTTTAATGGAAAACTTACCACAACTTGCTGGAGGCGAGTTTGGTTGGGCATTAGATGAACAACGTCTTTTTATAGGCAACGGCACATTAGCAGATGGTGCTCCTATTATCGGTAATACTGAAATATTAACTCAGCATAGTGATATTTTAGGATTAGCAGCAAGTTACACATTCAAAGGCGAAGTCGAAAATCCAAACAACAGTGATTTTCGTGCATTGTCTCCAGCACAAACAGGCGTTACAGTAAATAGCCCTGTTGCTCGTAGCTTACAAGCACGTTTAGATGATATTGCTATCGTTAAAGACTTTGGCGCAGTAGGTGATGGTGTAACGGATGATACAGATGCTATTAATAGAGCATTACATGAATTATTTTGTGTAGGTGTTAACGAAGAAACAAGACGTAGTTTATTATTTCCTGCAGGTGTTTATAAAGTAACAGGTACTATTAAAATCCCACCATTTGCTAAACTAGTAGGTGAAGGTATTGAGTCAACTGTTATTTTATACGAAACAGAAGATGTAACTCCAGATGAATTTGTAGTACAAACAGCAGATAGCTTACAACAAATTAATGCCAATATTGGAGAGAATGGAGCAGTAACACCACAAGGGATTGAAGTATCAAGTTTAACAATTAAAACAACAGCAATTAATAGTTTATTAAAAGTTGATAGAACATCACAAAGTTACTTTGACAGCGTTAACTTCGAAGGAGATTTAGAAGTTGCTGATTTAACGTCATCGATTCATAATACATCAGCAATAAACATTGAAAGTTCTGCTAACTACGAAACACAACATATTACATTTGATAAATGTAAGTTTAGTAAAACAACATATGGTTTCTTTTCTAAATATAATTCTCGTGGCATTACAATTTCAAATTGCTCGTTTAATACACATTATAAAGGTGTAATCATTGGTGAAGATAATGAAACTGTAAATGGTGGCCCACAAGGTGTTCGTGTAGTACAAAACTTATTTGATCTTATTGCAGCAGAAGGTATTGAAATTTCAGAGTCGCAATTTAATGTATCTGGATTTAATATTTTCTTAGAAGTTGGTAATGGGTTCAATGGACTTGAGAATCCAATAGCTTCAAATATTAATTTTAAGAATTCTAATAATATGTCATATGGTGACGTATTTGCACGTGATGATTTGCGTGATGCTATCGTACCACGTGTAACTTTAAACCATACAAGTTCTATTGCATTTGACGGCACATACCAATTAAAGTTTGGACAGTTCCACAAAACAATTGGCTTTGATACTATTGTTTCGGATGCAACAGCAGTTCCAGAAACCATCTTTGAATTATCAAACCAAGATTACAAAGGTTTCGAAGTTCATTATAGTATGCGCCGAAATGATGATGTTAGAACAGGCAAATTAATTTCAACAGCAGGTTATGGTGCTATTCCTTTAACTTACAGCGATGAATATACTGAGTCGAATGATATCGGAATGGTAATGACTGTGACTCAGGCAGTTGATGGAACAATTGAATGTAAATGCTTAACAACACCAAATGGACATGATGTATTAGTTACATATACTATTGATAAGTTTGTTGCTAGTCCTGCATTAGTTCCACCTCCTCCGCCACCACCTGCATATGATCCATTATCAGTGACGTTTGATCCTGAATTAGTGGAATACTATGATTCCCCACCTCCGGGTGAATATGCAACAAAATTAATTACAGATTACTTAACAGTGTCTGATGGTTTATTACCTTATACAAATTACAATATTTCAATAGATGCTGCATCTGATGATCCGGGTGATCCTATCTTGGGTGAAGTTGTTGTTATTGATGGTAATGATTTAGCCGTAGGTGATTCGATTGACGTTGCAGATATTTCAGGTATTACTATAACTGCATTTGATGATTTTGAATTTGAGTCATATGTTACTATAACGATTACTGTAACTGATTCAGATTCGAATACAGAGTCAGATACAGCAGTTTGGACATTTGAACCAGCCGGCGGCCTGCCAGGATAATAAATGTGGGCAAACACATTTGATGCTCGCTTGTTAGAATGGCGAGACCTTAGAGAACAAGCTAAAAACCTAGATCTCAAAGAAGCGTTAATTGCCATTGATAAATGGTGGCAACAAGCTCCGTTAACCTCTCATTATCTTCATATGGACGAATATGAAAATTGGCCAGATCCGTGGGACCTTTTGGCAGACAATACCTTTTGTGACCTTGCAAAATGTTTAGGAATCGTTTATACTATTGTTCTTTTAAGTAGAGATGATCTAGAAAAGATAACTATTATAGAAACACCAGACTTCTTCGTAGTTGAAATAAATAACGAACACATTCTAAATTACTATCCAAACGAGATAGTAAACAAAAAAGATTTAGAACTCAAAATTGTTCGAAGTTTAGACAGTCACTATTTAAACATAAATTAAGAGGTATAAATGACACAAATTACAGTAACTAAACGAGATGGTCGCAAGGAACCGCTAAATCTCGATAAGTTCCATAAGGTTGTATATTGGGCAACCGAAGGCATCACAGGCGTTAGTGCATCAGAAGTAGAATTAAAATCACACCTACAATTTTATAATGGTATTACTACAGCAGACATACAAGAAACATTAATTAAGGCCGCAGCAGATCTAATTACAGAAGAAACACCAAATTATCAAAACGTAGCAGGTAGACTTATTTGTTACCATTTACGCAAAGAAGTATATGGTCAATTTGAACCACACCATGTTAAAAAATTAGTAGAACAAAATATTAAACGTGGCTTTTATGATCCTAATCTAATTGATATGTTTGATGATGCTGAATGGGATTTTATTAATTCATTTATTAAACATGATCGTGACGAGTCTCTGACTTATGTTGCTATGGAACAGCTTCGAGGAAAGTACCTAGTACAGAATCGTGTAACTGGCGAGATATTTGAAACACCACAAATGACATACGCATTAATCGCTGCGACATTATTTGCTGAGTATCCTGCTCATAATCGTATGCGTTGGATTAAAGACTATTATGATGCAATTAGTACACATCAAATATCATTGCCAACTCCTGTAATGGCAGGGGTTAGAACAAATCAAAAACAATTTAGTTCTTGTGTCCTTATCGAAACAGACGATAGCTTAGACAGTATTAATGCTTCTACTAGTTCTATTGTTAAGTATGTTTCGCAACGTGCTGGTATCGGTATTGGTGCCGGGCGTTTAAGAGCATTAGGTAGTCCTATACGCGGCGGCGAAGCATACCATACAGGTGTAACACCGTTCTTTAAACACTTCCAAAGTGCAGTAGGCTCTTGTTCGCAAGGTGGAGTTCGCAAAGGTTCTGCTACCGTTTATTATCCTATCTTCCATTACGAAGTAGAAGATTTACTTGTTCTTAAAAACAACAAAGGTACTGACGACAACCGTGTACGTTTTATGGATTATGGTGTACAGTTTAATCGTTTAATGTACGAACGTTATATCGAAAGTGGACATATTACATTGTTTAGTCCGAGCGATATTCCTTGCGTAATGGATGCTTTTTACGAAGGCAACTATGAAGAATTTAAAGAGTTATACGAGAAAGCAGAACGTAATAATCACATTAGAAGAAAGCGTGTAGATGCTAAAGAGTTGTTCCATCAGTTCATGGCAGAACGTAAAGGTACTGGTCGTATCTATTTAATGAACATTGACCATGCTAATACACATAGCTCGTTTGATCCCGAACAAGCATCTATTCATATGTCCAACTTGTGTTGTGAAATTAACTTACCAACATTGCCACTAGATGACATTTATGATGAAGATGGTGAGATTGCATTATGCACGTTATCTGCTATTAACTGGGGTGCATTTAAAAATCCAGAAGATATGGAAAAGGCATGCGACTTAGCAGTACGTGGTTTAGATAACCTATTATCCTACCAACACTATCCTATCTTAGCAGCACAGTTAGCAACAGTAGCAAGACGTCCAATTGGCATTGGTATTATTAATTTAGCATACTGGTTAGCAAAACATGATACAAACTATAGTGATCCGGATTTAGATTTAATTGATACCTGGGCCCAGCATTGGTCATACTATCTTATTAAAGCATCGGCTGATATTGCAGTAGAAAAAGGTGCATGTCCTAAAAACAATGAAACAAAATACAGCAAAGGTATTCTTCCGGTAGATACTTATAAGAAAGATGTTAATGAGTTAATCAAACATAAAGATAAAGTAGATTGGAAAGGATTGCGTAAACAATTAAAAGAAACTGGTATTCGCAACAGTACGTTAATGGCACTTATGCCAAGTGAAACAAGCTCGCAGATTGCTAATGCAACAAATGGTGTAGAACCACCACGTAGTTATGTTTCTGTTAAAACTAGTAAAGATGGATCATTAACTCAAGTTGTACCAGAGTATCGCAGACTTAAAAACAAATACGAGCTATTGTGGACTCAACGTTCGCCGGTTGGTTATCTAAAGATTATGGCGATATTACAGAAATACATTGACCAAGGAATCAGTGTTAATACCAGTTATAATCCAGAGTTTTATCCCGATGAAGAAATCCCAATGTCAGAGATGATGGAGCATATTCTATTATTTTACAAATGGGGCGGAAAACAGCTCTATTATTTCAACACATATGATGGTCAGGGCGAAGTAGAAGTTACTGACGAGGATGAAGAGGAGTGTGAATCATGCAAGATATAAAAAGTACAATGTTTGATGAAGCGATTGCCGCCGGAAGCATATATGGTCGGATGTTAGTAACTGAATTGTTTATGGAAGCCACTGGTCAAGATGGGTATGTTAGTTTACGTGAGAATAATAAAAAACTGTTGGCTAACATTGAAAGAATGATTCAACTTGCTAAAAAAGAAAAATATGCCGAAATTCACGAGGATGTAGAATGAGTAAAAAAGTATTTCCAATGACAAACAGGGATCATACAAAGTCCCTAGCATTTTTAGATCCAAATGGTGGTGTTGGTATTCAACGTTATGAAACTGTAAAGTATAAACAGTTTGATAAGTTCATTGATAAACAGTTAGGTTTCTTTTGGTTACCACATGAAGTAGATATTTTACGTGATGCAAAAGATTTTAAATCGTTGACTGAACATGGTCAACATATTTTTACTGCAAACTTAAAGCGTCAAACATTATTAGATAGTGTTAACGGTCGCAGTCCTAACTTAGCATTACTTCCTATTGTAAGTATTCCCGAGTTAGAAACCTGGATTGAAACTTGGTCATTTAATGAAACCATACACAGTCGCAGCTATACTCATATTATTCGTAATGTATATTCGAATCCCTCTGAAGTATTTGATGAACTTTTGGATATCGACGAAATTGTAGATTGTGCAAATGATGTATCAAAATATTATGATGATTTAATTGAAGCAACAAGCTGGTATCAATTACTTGGTGAAGGTACACATACAGTTAACGGTAAAAAAATTAAAGTTGACTTGTATGATATTAAAAAGAAACTATGGTTAGCAATTAATAGCGTTAACGCATTAGAAGGCATTCGTTTCTATGTATCGTTTGCATGTAGCTGGGCATTTGCTGAGTTAAAGTTAATGGAAGGTAATGCTAAGATTATTAAACTTATTTGCCGCGACGAAAACCTACACTTAGCAAGCACACAAACAATGCTTAAAATCCTACCAAAGGATGATCCAGACTTCGTTAAAATTAAAGAAGAATGCACTGAAGAAGTGCGTCAAATGTTCATTGATGTGGTAGATCAAGAAAAAGCCTGGGCACAATACTTGTTCAAAGACGGGTCGATCATCGGTCTAAATGAGCAACTATTAGGCGATTATGTAGAATGGATTGCCCATAAGCGCATGAACAGCTTAGGATTAGATAGTCCTTACAAAGGCGGCAGTGATCCTTTACCATGGACTCAGAAATGGATTGCAGGCGGCGATGTACAAGTTGCACCGCAAGAAACAGAAATTAGTAGTTACATCATTGGTGGCACCAAACAAGATGTAACTAAAGAAACATTTAAGAATTTTAAGTTATAAGGAAAAAAATATAAAAATGATAAAAGTATTTACAAAAACAACATGCCCGGAGTGTGTTAAAGCAAAAAACATATTAACAATGTACGGGTTTGAATATACAGAAATAAACATAGAACACGATAGTTCTGCGCGAACATTTTTATTAGATGAAGGCCATAGATCAGTTCCACAGATTTATGTCAATGGTTTATTATTGGGTGGACCATCAAATATTAATAAAGAAGTAATTGCAGGAATGTTAGAAGAAGCATACGAGGATCAAGAATGATTAAACACATAAAAGAAGATAATTTATATAGTTTTAAAATGGCTAATGGTGAAGAGCTTGTTGGTAAAGTAACCAAGGTAGATGTTGATGCAAATACATTTAGCTTAGAACGTGGGTTTGCCATAGGCATGACACAAGAAGGCCCGCAATTAGTACCAGCGTTATTCACCGGCAATCCACAAGAAGAAGTATGGATTAATATGGATACCGTTGCTGTCGTTGCTGTGGCAGCGTCAGACATGGAAGATGTTTATAGACAAGTAGTAACAGGCATCAAAACCCCACCTAAGCAAATTATTACAGGCTAAATACTACATGCCAAACGTATCTAGAAGAACTGATAGAAATACAGCAGGTGGTTCTATAACAGGACCATGTTCGCCTAATGTTTTTATTAATGGGTTAAACGTTAGTTTACCCAACGATAGTGTAACACCTCATCCATGTTGCGGAAGTGACGGGTGCGGAGCTCACTGTAGTGCAAAAACAACCGGCGGTAGTCCTACAGTATTTGCCAATGGACAACCGGTGATAAGAATATCAGATACAGATACATGCGGCCATGGACGTGGTGGCAGTTTTAGTCCAGACGTATTTGTGGAATAATATATGGCAAAGTCACCATTGCAATTAATCGCAAGTGATGGCCTATTAAGTAACCAAGGCCTTGACATTCCTGCTGATTTAAAAAATGCTATTAACAATCGTATGCTTTGGGATTATTATGGATTTAGTGATTCTCAAATTAATTTAGTAACGCCAGTTGGATTAAGTGGTAGTATTCCGTTAATTGGCCGTAAAGACTCTTCGGGTGCTTCGTTGCCAGATTCGACAACAAATGACTTAGAATCATTACTGGCAGCGCACATTGCATCATTTTGGGGACATCGTACAATACAAGGATCAACAACGTTTGACTCAGGTAATGTAGTAAAAGGACAGTTTAGTGTTGTTTGTCAATATACAATAGATAACACAGATCCATTAAATCCAGTTTATACACTGTCAGGATATACATATTCTACTCCGCCATGTTTGGGTACACCGGATTTATCAATTTTTACACAATATCCTAGTATGGCCAAAGGATTGGTTGAGATTCTCAATGATTTTATTAACTCAACACAAGGCGTTGAAGAGGAAATGGAAGCCACATTTACAGACATGGATGCATTAACATCAGGTGGTATAACAAATATAACAAAATCATTTGATACGTTTAGAACAGACTTAGATAATGCAGGTAGATTAATCGACTTGGGTAATATAGCTAATTTTGGCACACCGATTGGATTACTTACGGTATTAGCTAATAATGGTTCTTTAATAATATTCAAAGATGAATTAGAAGCCAATGGATTGTCAGCAGCAGGAATAATGGAAAAGATTGCGTTAACCGAACCTATTGCTAAAGTAATAGAAAAAAAGTTCTATGATACATTAAAAACAATTACAGGTACTCGTTTAGAATTATTAAAACAAGTGTTACGAGTTAATGTTGATTTAGACAATGGTTCAGATTTACTTAACATTAAAAAAGTATTTAAGAATAGTTACTCGACATTAACATCACCTACAGTAAACGGATTAGAAAATATATTCACTGGCGCCGGTGGCTTAAATGATTCATTTAATAAGTTAGGTACAGAGTATTATAGTATGATGCCACCGGAACATATAGATGCGGCACGAGCGTTAGTTGCAAGTTTTCAGGGAATATCCGGACTTGAATATTTGTCAATGAGTGACTTTAAGGAAATGGTATCGAGCGTTAATTCAATGGATGATTTAAGTGAGATTGCTAATTTAACAGAACCTGTTCCTGCAAGTGTAAAAACTAGTCTTGCTGGTAGTTTTGCAAACGGCACTGGTACTGATGGTAGATACCGTGTTAGTGATGGTATTGGATCAGCAGCCGACTACTTAATGAATTATTATGGTGATGCTACTGCTATTTCTAATCATGTTGCACGTGAAATTGATTTATTTCAGAAAGCAGGGATTGCCATTGGTATACAAACCGGCAATCAATTAAGTATAATAACATTTGTAGATTCAATGCCAGGACTTGGATTAGATACTAGTGCAGGTGGCATCCGAGAAATTTTAGAAAAATGTGCTACTAACGATCAAGCAGGTCAAGCAGTCATTGGCGTATTACGCGAAGGCGAAAACAATAAAAATATCGGCGGTAAAAAGCCGTTCGGAATGAATAATATTCCAAAACCCGTTATAAAATAAGAGGTTAACATGGTTGACAAAGATGAAAGTTCCAACTATAATGACATTATAGATGATACCTATCCTGTAACATTAATTAATCAATCAAGGAACAAAAATGCCAGCGAATTGGATACAGAAAATGAACGAGAGCAATTCTCGGAAGCACAAAGAGAAAGTTATAGAGCAAGCCTGCTCCAGCAAAAAGCTAGGGGATCTAACAGCTAACAATTTCTTAGTTGGTGCGTGGTATGCGTACAACCCATTCCTGACATACAATATCAAGCAAATTCCGGAAACACTTGGATATACAAACAAACCAAATCCGTGGAATGACTTCTTTGACTTAGTTAAAGACTTATCAATGCGTACCTATACTGGTTATGCAGCAATTGAAAAAGTTGACGAAATGTCAGAACAGTTTGACTCGGAACATTGGAATGATTTTGCCCGACGTGTTATTTTAAAAGATTTGCGTGTAGGTGCTACACTAAAAACATTTAATAAGTTTATGCCCAAGGAGTTAAAGATTCCAATCTTTGAATGTCAGCTTGCAACAGATAGCGAAAAGCATCAAAAGAAACTAGTTGGGGATAAATTTATTCAATGTAAGTTAGATGGTGTTCGTGTTATTACAATTGTTGACAAGTTCGGCAATGTTGAAATCTTTAGTCGCAATGGTAAGAAGTTTGAAAACTTTGGACATATTGCTGAACAGATTAGCAAGATTGCTGGGCCAATCTGCCATTCGATACAAGCACAAAAAGTAGTATTAGATGGTGAGATAATGAGTGAGGATTTTCAAGCACTTATGAAACAGGCTCGACGCAAATATGATGCAGATGCCAGTGACAGTGTATATCATATTTTTGATATGATAAATCATGGTGCATTTGTTAAAGGTAAAAGCCAAGTTGAGCAGCATATCAGACAGCAAATATTAGACAGTATCAAGCCTACAATAATGAGCCAGCCTAATCTATTCGTTGAAGATTATTTGCGAGTTAATCTTAACTTAGTTGAAGGTCATGACCAGATGCGTAGATATGCAGAAGATGCAGTTGCTAACGGTTTTGAAGGTATTATGATTAAAGATGCCACGGCACCATACCAGTGTAAGCGTAGCACGGCATGGTTAAAGTGGAAGCCTGTTATAACAGTAGATTTGGAGGTTGTAGATGTTGAAGAAGGTACTGGAAGAAATGTTGGAAGGCTTGGAGCGTTGGTCTGCGAAGGGGTCGACGCCGGTAAGAGGATTAAAGTTAACGTTGGGTCTGGTCTTACTGATACCAATCGTAATGAGTTTTGGAATAGCCGTGGATCGATCATTGGTCAAATAGTTGAAGTGAAAGCAGATGCTGTAACACAGAACCAGGATGGTACTTATAGTCTACGATTCCCTCGTTTTATACGTTTCCGCTCAGATGAGAATGGCGAAAAATTATAAAGTACTAATATAATGCAGATAAATATATAGATATGTTTTTTAATTATCTAACATTAATATCTGCATTATTCATATCTAGTGTAGCAATCTACTATTCTGTTGCTGGTTTAGCACAGATATTTGCCGCTGCCGTTATACCTGTTATTATAATGGGTACAGCATTAGAAGTTGGTAAGTTAGTTGTTGCTGTATGGTTACACAAAAACTGGCGTGAAGCAGTATGGTGGCTTAAATGGTATCTATCCGTTGCTGTACTTGTATTGATGTTTATTACAAGTATGGGTATCTTTGGATATCTATCTAAATCCCACGTAGAACAAGCCGCAGCAGATAGCGAATCTCGCGCACAAACATCACGCATAGAATCAGACATAGCAAGACATGAAGCTGTTATTAATCGTGCTGAGCAAAAAATCAAAGGCTTTGAAACAAGTGGCTCTACAGTAGACGCTAGTTTACAACAGCAAATAGATAAAGAACAAGAACGTATTAATACAGCATACGATCGTATTCAACCACAAATTGATCAACAGTTAGCAATTATTAAAGATTCAGAAGCTAGATTAGAAAACGAACTTAAACCGTATGAAGAAGAACGGTTAGCTATTAAGGATCGGTTAGCAACATTAGATAAAGCATTACAGGAAAATGATGTTAAGTTAGCACAAGGTATTGTTGGTACAAAACCTGATGGGCGATATGGTCCTGCTACTGCTAAGAAAATTGAAGATTTTAGAATAAAAGAAAACGAACGTTCACAACAGCTATTAGCAGATATACAAGCAATTAGAAGTAAACCACAAACCTCTAAAACTAATGCCGAACAAGCTATTGCTAAGTTACGTTCTACAGTACAAGCAGAGATCGACAAATCAAACGAACTTATTATACGTTTAAGAGAGCGCGTCGGCCAAGATACTGAAAATAATGTAGAAACATTAATAGCAGAACAGCAAGCAAAGATTAAAGAATCTAATACAGAGCTTGATACATTAATAGAACAAAAGTATAAACTAGAAGCTGAAGTTCGTAAGTTAGAAGCGGAAGTCGGCCCTATTAAGTATATTGCAGAGTTTATATACGCAGGCGAAGCAGATAAGAACCTTTTAGAAGAAGCAGTACGTTGGGTTATTGTTGTTATTATCTTTGTGTTTGACCCACTTGCAGTATTGTTATTAATTGCATCACAATATAGTTTTGAACGTGCAAGGGAAGAAGGCAAAGATGTTCACATGTTTGCAGATGTTTTAGCAGACCCAGAACCAAAACCAAATCACATTCCACCACAACCTATTCCACCAGAGAATGTAACCATACATGAATATGAAATAACGCCGATGGATACTCATTCAGTGACGTTAACTGATATTATAGATGAAGTTAAGGAAGAATTAGATGAAGAAATTTCCGATGAACACAGAACCATTGACGAAGATATGGGAGAAACACACGGAGGAGAGAGTGGAGAAAGCACTGAAGGAAGCGAAGAAGTTGATAATGTGGAGGAAGCTGAAGTTGACGACAGTGTAAATATTGCAGAACAATATCTAAAGTCTGAAGTAACCAAGGCAATTAGAACTAAACGTGATGGTGCTGGTCAAACCGTGGTACTAAACAGAGTTGGACATGAATACATTAGTTATAATGGTAAAACATTCCAACAAGAAGCATTATTAAAAAGTCATCCAGAACTCAACTTAGATTTAAACTTACCGGTTGATCATGGAAAAATATACCCGGTTGATCCCGAAGAAGGTAAACTGTTTTTTAATACTAGCTTACAACCAACTAAGTTAATGAGATTCAATGGTGTATCATGGGATACAATAGATAAGAACATTTTAGAATTATCTGGATACTCAAACGATTATATTAATTACTTAATAAATGCTATTGCTGACGGTGATTATAATCCAGAGTTATTAAATGACGCAGAGAAAACTAAAATAGAAATGCTTTTAACACAAGAAGTATAAATAAACTACATATATAATAATAATTATTAATTTAAACGAGAGGATCATGAAGTTATATAAAGGTACAACTGTTTTCGTTAAAGACGGAAACTTTGAGAGAGCGTTACGCAAATTCAAAAAGAAGGTTCAGAAAAAGAACACTATTCAAGAAGTTCGCGATAGACAAGAATTCATTAAGCCATCTGCTAAAAAGAAACTAGCAAAAGAAGCAGCAGTTCGTAGAGCTAAAAAAGAACAAGCTCAGCAAAAAGATCCTCGCAGACTATACTAATCCAAAATATTTGACATTCTGTTATTATTCTATATAATTATATTATAGATAGTATATATCTATGATAAATAACTATAACAGAAGTCACTCACACCAAGCAATTAGAGCTGAAATGTCATACTTCTGTTAATACGGATGCCGAAGGTCGGGTCCGTAAATAAAATCTTGCTTAATATAAGGAGAAACTTAAAATGACTAGATTAACATCCCTTGACCTCAACCCTTTCTACCGCAACACAGTCGGTATCGATCGCTTAATGGATCGCATGTTAAACCAAATTGATTCAGGATCATCACAGAACTATCCTCCATTCAACTTAATTCAAGTTGATGACGATAACTATGTAATCGAAGTAGCAGTAGCTGGCTTCGGGAAAGATGATATCAATATCACTGAACATGATGGTGCATTAGAAATCTCGGGCGAAAAAGTAACTGAAGAAAATGAAGATACACCTAAGTATCATCATCAAGGTATCAGTTCACGTCGTTTCACACGTTCATTTAACTTAGCGGATCACGTTAAAGTTACCGGAGCAGATATGAAAGACGGCATTTTAACTGTGAGTCTTCAGCGTGAAGTTCCAGAAGAAATGAAACCTAAAACTATTGCTATTAACCACGTATCATAGTATAATAGGTTATGAAACAAACAAATAAGGGGTTTCGGCTCCTTATTTGTTAAATACTATATTACAAGAGGAATAGTTATGCCAGATACAGCAGTCCAAACAAAAACAAGAATAGAAGTGCAAGAGCCGCCTATGTATAAAGTTATATACGTCAATGATGATACTACTAGTATGCAGTTCGTTATTGAAAGTTTAGTTGATATCTTTAATTACAATCAACCAACGGCTGAAAAAATAACAACTGATATTCATCATAAAGGATCGGCTGTAGTAGCGACTTTACCATACGAAATGGCAGAACAGAAAGGTATTGAAGTTACAGTATCTGCAAGATCAAATGGATATCCGTTGCAGATTAGAATTGAAGCAGAATCTTAAATTGTAATCCTTTTAGGGTGGTAAATTTCTTTTGGTTTAGAACATGCGGTGTTATTTAAATATCTAACACCATGTATTAACATATCCATATCACCAGGATACTTTCCAAAACACCAAGTTGAAATTTTACCTTCGTGGTCTTCGTCTAAACATGATGTAATTCCATTGTTACCAATTCTATTAATCATATATTCAGTGGAAAGATTAATGTCGTGACTAATAAGATCAGGTAACGGAACACTATTTGTAATCATTATAATTTCACTTATGTCTGGTATAGTTTGACATTCAGATATACTGTTTTTAAAATAGTGTGTATCTGAATTTGCCATTGCTAAAACATTTCCGATATCAATGGATGACATTTTTTCTGTTTGTAATAGAAACTCCATAGTATCGGCTTGTAGATTAGGATCGAAATCGTAAGTACACCAACCATTTGCACCTAAGAATCCAATACCATTGATTATAATGATATTATCATGCATAAAGAAAATGTTTTCGAATTTATCTAAGTTAGCACGAAGATCTAAATAACTATCTTCTACTGATAAATGTTGCCATTCTTTATGTTCGAGCATACCATCTACAAATAAAATCATTTCGTAATGGTTGCTCAAGTGTTCTAAAGTTTTGTATAATGTGTTACGATCATAACTAATATTACCAGCAATAATGCAATAAAGGCTTGTTGCTTTGCCAGACCAATCAAATGGTTCGTTTGGTTCTAAATGTAAATCACTAATTAAATCAAAGTTCATAGAGGTTATTATTATATGTATATTATATTAGGCGAAGATGCTGCAAAGCAACTTGACTCTAAATATTTAGTTCTAGAATTAGACACCATAAGATATCAGGAAGATCTAGATCCAATTAAAAGTTTTTGTGTAATTGATTCAGACCATATCCCATTGGTTGATATAACAAGTATGGATCAATGGATTAACTTACATAGTAAACTTATTGAAAATTATAGAAAACAGAATTGGGATTTTTGTATTAATGCCATTGAGCATTTAAATGGAACATTCAAAGGTGAACTAGATACATTCTACGAAGACATCGAAAAACGTTGCCAAGTGTTCAAACAATTTCCGCCAGGTGATGACTGGGATGGTGTTATTGTAGCTAAGAACCATCCCAAGGATATTGCTTAAGAAACGATACAGGATCAGGATGATTGTCGATAATTAATAACTTAGTTTGTGCAATAATATCCTTTCTAAATAAATCAGAATGTCCTAAGTTGGTATAATGTTCAATCATTCTAAACCATATTCCGCCTGGATCTTGTAAAAAGTTTTCTTCTTGATGTTGTAATGCAATATCAAAGTTTGAATGTAATTCACCTAACATTATATCTTCAAACTTTTGACTAAAGAAGTGGTTATGATTATATTCAACAATTTCCTTGCATTGTTCTAATATTTTATTGTATTTGTCCTTAGGTAATTTGTTAATACGTTTAATCATTTTAGTTGCTTGGTTTAAACGTTCTTGTGCGTCTAATATATCATCGTATTCTTCATTCCATATATGTTCAAACGTTTTGAATCCATATTTTTTAAGATAACGTAAACTATGTGGCCCAGCAAATAAAATAAATGGTTGCTTCATTACAATAGGTTTGAATATTTTTTCAGTAAGGTGAACTTTTTCTGTATTAAATAATGTTTCAGCAACAATATGTATATCAAATTTATTAGTATCATCCCATGTTATTCTGGCACTTTCTGTACTGTTAAATAATTCTCCGTTGATAAATGGACAATAAATATCAACATCATGTAATTCTTTTAGCAAGTCTTTTCTGTATTCTCTTGAACCAGACGTATCTCTAACATATAAGCCAAATCGACTTGCACCAGGGTTATAGTTTATGTTATAATGTTTCCAGTGTCGGAACCAATCACGAGCTATTAAACCGTGATACCAGTAATGTACATCAAGGAATCCAATTTCTTTAAGTTTGTTTATATCGTTACTATTTTTTTCGCTATGACAAATAATTGGAGTATGTGCTTTACTTAAAAATGCCGAAACTAAGTTTATATTATATTCTAGTTCAGCAAACATCATAGGATATAATGTTTCAGCATTTTTATCAAAGTGGTAATTGTTAATACAAAAGGGTTCTTGATCAAATAGATATATGCCACCTAAAAATTTTGCTGTTAGCGGGTTATGATTATCATTGAATGGATGTAATGAAAATAAATCTCTACTACCGTTTTCTCTAAATTTGTAGATGATATTTTTTTCAGGGTCGCTGTACTTGTACCTTAAATAATCATAGAAATTGTTAACTGAGAACATAAGCAATATTTAATAAAAAAATTATAGGAGAAAAATTTATAATGAGTGACCTAAGAATTGGGTTTATTGGACTAGGTAAACTAGGACTAGATTGTGCAGAAGTATTTGCAGAGAAATACCCAACATGCGGTTATGATGTAAGCCCAAGAGAATCCGAAACCGTAACAGTATATCCCACTGTTAAAGAAACCGTTGATAATAGTGATTGGATCTTTATCGCAGTACCTACCCCACACGAAGAAGAATACGGTGGCGGGGTACCAAGTTGCCATTTAACTCCTAAAGATTTTGGTTATAATATTGTTAAAGACTCTTTGCGTGAAATTAATAAACATGCCACAACAGAAAAAAATATTGTATTAATTAGCACAGTATTACCGGGTACAACAAGACGTGAGTTTGATAACTTACTTGATAATCATACATTAATTTATAATCCTTATCTTATTGCTATGGGCTCAGTCAAATGGGATATGCGTAATCCAGAAATGGTTATCATTGGTAGTAAAGATGGCAACGATCCAAGACGCGAAGAACTTATTGAAATTTATAAAGGCATAATGGATAATGATCCTCGCTATGTAGGTGGCACATGGGAAGAAGCAGAAGCAATTAAAATCTTCTACAACACATACATTTCAGCTAAGGTAGGCATTGTTAATATGATCCAGGACTTTGCAATGAAAATTGGTAATATGAATGTAGACAATGTAACTGACGCACTTGCTAACTCAACAATACGTTTACAATCTCCTAAGTATATGACAGCAGGCATGGGCGATAGTGGTGCATGTCACCCACGTGATAATATTGCTTTACGATGGTTAGCAGAAGAATATGAAATCGGTTATGATATGTTTGATACTATTATGCGAGCTCGAGAAATACAAGCAGAAAACCTAGCTAAGTTCTTAGTTAAAGAAGCATTAGATAATGATATGAAAACGGTTGTTATTCATGGCAAGGCATACAAGCCAGACGTAGAATACTGCATTGGTTCTTATTCTACACTTGTTGGACATTATGTCGAAGCACAAGGATTCCATGTTGTTTACTTAGATCCACTCAGTGATGATCCAACCGATGTTGTTGATACTATAGATGAGCCATCTGTTGTGTTATTAGCCCATAACAAAAAGGTTACATACGGTTATGTAACAGAATTTAGTAATGATGACTTGACAGACCATTTTTACGCTGATATTCCAGAATTTAGCGTCATTGTTGATCCTTGGCGTAAGATGCCAAAGTCAACACCAAACTATAAAGTAATACATTATGGCAACACCAGACCAGAATAATCAATACTTTTGGAAAACAGGGCATATTAATTTGCCTTGGAAGAATAATGAACATAGAATGTTAAACTATGTTCGTGAACCATACAATGATCCTAGAGATGCACAGTATTGGAGAGACTTAGGTTTTACTCATGAGCATTTCACAGGTGAAATGTATGATATGAAAAACCCTGAGCTACCTTGGATGGGAATTGATCAACTTAAACAAGTATTTCCGTTTGAACACTTTAGTTGGTCTTTTTATAAAATGACATCAGGTGTCATTCTTCCTAGGCATGTTGATCGTTTCGTTAAGTTTAAAGAAATGTATGACTGTAAAGAAAAAACAGTTGTTCGTGCTCTTATCATGTTAGAAGATTGGAAACATGGCCACTATTTAGATATGGATGACAAAGCTATTGTAGATTGGAAAGCAGGCGACTATGCTATATGGACAAGTGATGTACCTCATACAGCAGCAAACATAGGATTTGATGATCGTTATACACTTCAAATAACAGGTCTATTAGATTTATGAAGTATGACATTGTAGTATATTCAACACCATATACTCCATTGGAACGATTGCCTTGGCATTTAGGAAACATTAAAGGCTTTCTAAATATGCAAAATGTAAGTTCGTTTATCATCGACGGAAGTGTGGAGCTATGCAAGTATTCAGACCAACATAGCTTATCCATTGATGATATGATGCTATCATGTGTTGATGAATATCCAATGGACCATATTAAAAAGTTCATCAACGACGAAGCACAACGAGTAGTTAAATTAACAGATTATTTGCATATTAATATGTATTACGATCACTCTACACTAACTGCTTTAATGTTAGCAGAAGCTGTAAAAAAATATAAACCAGAGATGAAAATCCTAATAGGTGGAGAAGGCATACGTTATAGAATGCCTAACGTTATTAGAAAACATTATAATCATCCACTTGCTACTAATGTTGGCAACTTAGCTATTAATTTAAATATAGCTGATGATTATGTAATCGGCGATGAAGAATTTTCTATTTTAAACTTCCTAAATGATAAAAAAATAGATAGTGAATATCAAATTGCATCTTACGAAAATCAAGTTTTGGTTGATTACGATGATTTAGACTTAGATTATTATACCGGACAAGTTAAAGGACAACCAGTTCAAATTCCTGTCAAAACTAGTAAAGGTTGTATTAAAAAATGTGACTTTTGCGTGTATTCCTCGCTGGACTATAGTTACAGAGGATGGCAAGATGTTGCTAAACAACTTATATCGCTGACAGAAAAATATAAGAAAGAAATATTGATGTTGGATTATACTGTCAATGGCAATATGAAAGAAGTAAAGAGTTGGGTCAATGAAATTGCAGAATATAATAAAACAGCCGAAACCCCAGTTAGATGGGCTGCCAGCGGTTGGGTATGTAGACGTCCGGGCGGATTAAACACACCTGAATTTTTTGATAAGATTACCGCATCTGGTTGTCAAAGTTTAAACATTGGTATTGAGTCTGGAAGCGATCATGTATTAAAAGCAATGAATAAACAGATTGATTCAGAAAGCATATATTACGAATTAGAACAAATGAAAAGAGCTGGCATTCATTTTGTATTAACGTTTGTGCATGGGCATTGGAGTGAGAGATGGGAAGATTTAATCGAGACCGCTAAATTATTTGCTCGTCTTGGACCATATACTAGAGAAGGATTACTAGGGTCATTTACGTCAAATACATTCACAGTTAAAAAGTTAGCACCAGTATCAAAACAATTTGATAAAAATAAAATCCAAATGGTGGCACCATCACATTGGTGGACAGAATTAAATCCAGAGCTAACAGGTAAAGAACGTTTTTATAGAACATTATTGATGTTAAAACTTTCGTCGATGTTAAACATTCCACCTACATTCCATGACGCTTATGAACATGAACACAAGAAAATAAAAAGCGAATTTGAAAAAGCAAAAGAGTTTTATAAAACATTGCCAGTACAAGATAGCAAAGCAGAATACTACTATAATAATTTTGATGAGTTTTTAGAAATATTAAAACAAGAAATAAAACAGGATGAATGGGAGTTAGATATAGATACAACTGTCATTGATAACAATAGTAATTTAAAGTTAATAGTTATGTTTAACAACAAAGAAATAACATTACCAGCTAAAGTTAATCCTGCTGATTTAAATAAGCTATCATTTAAAATGATTGGTAAAACATCAGCTCATACAGAAGTATCTGAGTCTGGTGAGATATTGAAAGATGCATATATTCGAGTTAATAAGTTAACATTAAATGGTTGGAATTTACTTGCAAATGGATTAGGACAGTTTTTTGTTAACGACACAAAAGAAGAGTTTTACAATGGCTTTTGGATAAACGAAAGCGAGCTGGTATTTGAAATACCAAATCCATTTGAAATATGGTATTCTCTAAACTCAAATGAGAATCAAGAATTTCCGGTATTAAACTTAACATATCATACACCTGTGCATAGAAAAGAAATCGATAATGATTATTATGTCAGGGAAATGGAAAAATTATTAGAACAACTATGATAGTAAATTCACATAACGAATGGGATCAACTTAGATCTGTTGTAGTTGGTACAGCTACAAACGCAAATTGGCCAAGTGATGATCCTGTCTTTGCACAAGAAATGAAGGATGCTCCGTGGAAAGAAACTCCTCCGCCATCAGGACCAGTATCGCAACAGGTAATAGATGAGGCAAACGAAGATTTATGGGGTTTATCTGAAATACTAATTAAAGAAGGTGTTACAGTATATCGTCCGGCAGATATTGACTTTCCTGCTATTAAAGGAATGTATAACTATTGCCCACGTGATAGATTGTTAATAGCAGGAGAAGTAGTTGTTGACCCTGCAATGATGTATCCTTGTAGAGATTTAGAAATACAAGCATTAAATAGAATACCGGAATCTGCCCCCACAATAACAATGCCGCGTGATGCCGGCATGGTATTAGATGCTGCAAATATTTCTAGATTTGATGATCAATGGATTATGTTAGAAAGTGCGTCAGGTAATAAAGAAGCATATGAATGGTTATGTGATAACTTTTCGCAGATTGATATTGAACTTGTAAACTTTTATGCAGGCGTACATATTGATAGTACAATTAGTCCTGTTAACGAAGATCTTATACTTGTTAACGGTAATAGGGTTACAGAAGATAATTTACCAAAGACATTACAAGATAGAGAAATCATTTGGGTTGATGATGTTGTACCACAAGATTTCGTTGATTATCCTTATGCAAGTAAGTGGATTGCGATAAATACATTAAGTATTAATCCTACCACAATAATAGTTGATGCTGCTCAAAAAGAATTAATTAAAATCTTAGAGAAAAAAGGAATTACAGTTATTCCTCATAGGTTAAGACATAGTAGAACATTAGGTGGTGGGTTCCATTGTGTTACATTAGATTTACATAGAGAGGCATAAAATGCAAGTTGCATGGGCATTAAGTGAAAACTTAAAGAGTGGACAAATAGATTCAAACCAATTAAAAAACATTGCTCCGATATGGGGTCCATATTCTACATGGAATGATTATCGCACAGATAATGTTATTTGTCACGATAATAAAAAAGCAAAAGAATTAATATCTAGAGCGTTTCATGCTATTTTTAATTTATATCTTCCGAAGTCTAGTTATATTGAATTAGGTAGACCACAGGGTGTTAAGTTATACGAAGGCGATTTTAAGGATCCGTTAATTGATTTAAAAGAAGATATCGTTACATTAAATTTAACATCTCAAAATTATGAGGTTGTATTAATGTATGGATGGGATCTATCTCCTGTAGATGAAAACGAAGATAAGATTGTACAGCATAAAGCTAAAACGTATAGAAATAATATTGCCACTATTATTAAATCTAATCCAAATATTCAATATGTATTAGTTGACTATAATGGAAAGTTAGCAAAGGATTTTAAAGATTTGGAGAATTTATCACAAGACACAATGTCTAGTGTTAAAGAATTGTTATTATAAAAAAAGGGCTTTACGCCCTTTTTTATTATTTTAAACCTGCTTTTAAGTCAGCAATCATATCAGCTTTCTTTTTACGTCTATCAAGTTTAATACCTTTTGATTCGGCGTATTCATCTAATTGCTTTTTAGTCATTTTGTCAAATGATAATTCGGATGCTGCGCTAACAGGATGTCTACCGCGAGAAGAAGATTTCTTCTTACTAACTTTCTTTTTAGAAGTTTTCTTTTTACTTGCTTTCTTCATTGGTGCTTCTGTTTTAGGTTCTTCTTTAACCTGTTCTTCTTTTAATTCTAAAACTGCTGGTTCATCTTTGCCAAAACCAAAAGCTCTTAATAATTTTTTAAACATTGTAATTTCTCCATAATTATCTACATATTTATCAAAAAATATTGACAATATAAGTTTTGAGTTATATACTATTATATTCGCGAGGTAACAATGGAGTCCAAATTAATTTCAATGATGGAGCAGCCGATTCCATCCAAAATCGAATATCGGCAACTAAACTATAGGCCCACAATTCATAAACTTAATAAAACATATGATATTCTTAATCATGTTTTATTTGATAATGAATTAGAAAAGTGTCATTTAAATGTGCGCGGCATTAGGCAGGCCTGGGGTTGTGCATATCCGTTAAAGCGTAATGGTGTACACAAGACATATATCGAAGTACTTGATAAGTTACCATGTGAACAATTTATGGTAGCAGTATTAGCACACGAAATGGTACATCAATGGCAATGGGACATTGTAGAGCCTAAACGCAAGTTAAAAAAATATCTTGCGGATCACGGCAAGGCATTTTATAGTTGGAAATCAAAGTTCGAAAATTATGGTATTAATTTTGGAACGTATATTCCTCATTACGTTTAACGTTTAGCTCGGCCTGTTGCACCTTTAGCAGCACGGCCACCAGCTCCGGTAGGATTACTAGCTTTCATGTTTTTCTTTTTGGCTATAGCTGGTTTTGCTTTTGCTTTTTGTGCAGCTCTAGATGCAGTTGCTTTCTTAGCAGCGGCAGTTGATACCGGAGCACCACCACCTAATGCAGCAGCGTCACCGCCTGCACCAAAGTTAATTTGAGCAAATACTTCATTTGATTTAGTTGGAATAAATGAAACACTAGCACCACTAAAGAAACCTGACGCTCTTAATTGTACTAATTCTTTACCACTTGAGAATGAGAATGTTTTACGACCGCCCATCCATATTGCTAAGATTTCTGACCAACCTGGACCTTTCTTACGATACCAATCAAAGTTTTGTGCCATGAACTCTTGTTCTGCCATTACACCCGATGGATCATTTGCGCCAGCTTTACCAACAGCTTCACCCATTTGAGCACCAAATGTTTGTTTAACAACTTCTTTAATAACAGCTTTAACAGCAGGCTTTCTACCATCAAAGATAGTATGTAATGTTTGAACAGCTTTTCTTAATGCACAACTATTCATTTCTGAGAAGTCTTTGATGCCTTGTTGTTCTTCTGGAGTTTTAGCTTGTTTCATACCCATTGATAAAATAGCATTACGAATTTGGTCAATGCTCGCTGCATCTGTTGTTTCGCCCATGCGTCCACCTGACTTATTCATTGCAGCTTTAACTTCGATATTTCTATTACCGATTTGGATATCACCTTTTGTTGCTAGTGAAATCTTTGGTGACATAATAGCAAGAGCAAACTCGCCCGGTCCTTTCATTGCAGAACCACGTCCGTAGTTAGCAATAGATATGAAGAAGTCTTGTGCAAATTGTGATGAGAAAATTTCATCAAACGTTGCAGTTTTGTCTAATAGTTTCTTTTCGTTAACAGCAGTACCTTTTTCTAATGCTTCGACAAATTCACGCTTTTGGTGTGTTGTACCAGAAAGGTTTGCAATTTGCTGAATCATATCATTGATGATTGCATCAGTATTGGCACCAACGTTGGCATTATCTGTTGTCTTTTCGAATGCTTTTTCGATTTTACCACGTACTGTTTTCTGTGATAAAACTTGATAAATTCGATCTAAAAGATCAAAATCATTTACTACTGTGATTTGTGATCTAATTTCTTTCTTAAGTTGAGGGACTGATAAATCGTCCTCTGCTAAAAATTCTCTTGCTCGCATGGTTATTATTCTACCTAAAAGTTTGACTGTTTGTACTATTTAGCATAAAATACATTATAATATAATCATTTAGAGGATAAAAATAATATGCCAAATTTGGTACCAATGGTAATCGAAAACACTAGCAAAGGCGAACGTAGTTATGATATCTATTCACGTTTGCTTAAAGACAGAATTGTAATGCTTGACTCAGGAGTAGATCAACACAGTGCTAGTCTTATTGTAGCACAAATGCTATTCCTAGAAGCAGAAGATCCAGACAAGGAAATTCTTTTTTACATTAATAGCCCGGGCGGATCTGTAACATCAGGACTATCTATTTACGATACAATGCAGTTTATTAAATGTGATGTTCGTACCATTGTAATCGGTCAAGCAGCAAGTATGGGTTCATTCTTGGCGCAAGCAGGCACACCTGGTAAACGTCTTGTATTACCGCAGTCACGTACAATGATCCACAGAGTAAGTTCAGGTACACCTGGCACAGAAGGATCTATTCATGTACAAGAGCTTGAGTTTGAAGATGCCAAAAGACATTTCGATGAAGCCAAACGGTTAAACAATCGCCTAACAGAATTGTATGTTCAGCACAATACAAAAGGTAAAACATTTGACGAGTTAGCATCAGTTATGAAACATGATACTTTCTTGAGTGCAGAAGAAGCTGTTGAGTTTGGTTTAGCTGATGAGGTTGTTACTAGCCGTTAATGTTCTTTTCTATATCACATAATAAGGATTTACGATTACCGAATCATCATGAACTAACTGGTGCTTTGTGTTTTTCGTGCGATGATGGTTGGCATGACTTTAAAATAGATAATCATAGGTTTTTCTTTAAGGGTTATTGCGACGAGTTATCTACCGTTGACTTAATGGCCGAATTTTTAAAAGATCCAACGCCGCGATATCATGGCAACTTCTGCATGATTATCAGCAATGCCAATGGTGTAACAATTACACACGATTTATATAGAAGTTTTAATCTATGGATGGATAAAGAATTAGTATTAGCTACTAACTTTGATAATATTGAATTCAAAGCACAAGAATCAGTATATGCAGATGAATACTTAACAATCGAAAATGGTTTTCGAACAACAAAATTTGATGTGTTAGGTAGCTTACATACTAAACAACGTACATTCACAGAAGCAGTTGATGCCATAGAAGAACTTTTATTAAAGAAAGTAGAATACCTTAGAGATAAAAAGATTAAGGTATTTGTAACAGGTGGTGTAGATACAATGTTATTGTATTCGCTACTTCGAAATCAGAATATAGATCATGAGTTTATAGATTATGAACACTTTGAATATGATAAATTTACCTATGGAAATATTAAGTATATAAAACAACGTTTCTGGGGATATAATCAAATGCATCATTGGGTAGATGATACATTATTCATGACAGGATCGTGTGGTGATGAGTATTTTTTACGTGGACCAGCATTAATAGCACAGTGGGCAGCCTGGCACGGGCGTAGTGTATTAGAAGAAATATCGCCCAACGACTATCACTACGAGTATTTCTTAAAGAATAAGAATGTTGAGTTATTTGTAAAAGATATTTCTTCTAAAATACAAAAAGAATATCCCACAAGAGAAGAATTGTACAAGCAAATCTTAAACGTCAACGTAAATGATCATCAATGGTGGCATTTGGGTAATACGTTAACTTGGACCCCATTCAAAGATTTGGAAATAACTAAGATAATTTTATCAATGGCACCAAATGATATATTTAGACAAATGCTTTCGGGTGATATTAACTTTGAATTAATTCGCAGATTTGATAAGACATTATTACCGTATATTTCGGACCATAAAAATATAACTAATTTGTCCAAATTAGCTGAAATATGTTGACATTTTTGTTAAAGAGTATATACTTATATTTGCAAATTAGCAAATTTTAGATTAAATTTTAGAGGAAAAAATTATGGCAAATTTAGTAAAAGTAAAAGGTCAGACGCAATTCTTGCATGACTATCTTCGTGGCACCGGTAAGACTATTTCAGAAGCACAAGCATCTGCAAATTACGGTATTAAAAATCTTTCAGCTCGTATCTCTGAACTGCGTTCTGCAGGTTTGCGAGTAACTACAGATAAAAACAAAAGTGGTAAAACTGTCTACTCTGTATCAGCTCGTGATGTAACTGGCTCACGTGCTAGAGTAGAATTTTAATAATCATTGCAAAAATGATTAATTAACAAGGCCCTATTTACAGGGCCTTTTTTTTGTGCTATATTATAAGTAATATTAACGCAAAAGGAATATTATGGATAATTTATTATTATTTCTCGGTGGTTTTGGGGTCGGTTGTGTTGTAACTTCGGTATTTTACAATTATATCTTTAAAGAATATATCAAAGAAATAATTCAAACCGGCGAGTTCAAGCCAAAAAACAAGGAATGGGTAGACTCTCTTGAAATATCAACAGTTGAGCTAGTCAACGAAGATACTGTGGAATCAATTATACTACCCGATCTTCCATCTGTAAAAATGTACACCGAAGAAGATGATGGTGTGATATACGGGTACAAGAAAGAAAATAGCCAATTTATGTGCAAAGGTAGAAGCATGGAAGAATTTGTTACGCATTTCTTGGAAAATTACCCAGATATGATTGCGTATGTCGAAAATCCAATAGACCCGCAAGAAGTTATGATTATTAGCCCAGTTGATCAAAAAGGTTGACCTTTTAATTAAATCCGTTTATACTTATTATAAAGTAAAGAAAGGATTTGATATGAACAGATATGCATTCACTCTAAGACAGCAGTTTGGCGAAGAACCGATAGTTGACAGTTTTTACAAGTTGACTGTGCCAGATATGGATTTCAGCCAATTACGAGTGTGGAACACGTTGAATCCAGATTTCGCAACAAAAGAAATGCACAAAGACTCACAGACCCTGCATGGTATGGGATTGCGTTTGCGGTTCAATAGCGATATGTACCCTAAGATCTGTATGGTGCGCTATGATGGCGATCTTGAAGCAGATGATTTAGAAATGATTGTCCGGCAAAAACACCGCGAAAATGAGCTAAAAGAATGGCTCAAAGACGCTGAAATCCTTTAATTTCAGTACTTTATTTACTAAAAATCTGCTAAGTCATTGATTCTATTAGAACTCTTTTTTCAAAAAAAGGTTGACCTTTTTGGGTAGATCTCCTATAATATACACATAGTTAGGAAATAGGAGCAAGACATGCCATATTTTGTTGTTTACAATGTAGATACCACAATTTACGCAAACGTTGGTGATAAAGAGCGTTTCAAAAGTGTAGCCGCTGCAAAAGCCGCAATCACTCGCGCAATGAAAAATGGTTGGATACATGATCGTAACGATGTTGCAATTGC